CAGGATCTGTGACCTGAGGGTGAGGATCTGTCTGAGCAGAAGCTGCACGACACTGGTGACAGGATCATCCGTGAGTCCACACCGGTTGACTACGTGCCTTGGCCTGACTTCTTCACGTTTCCCGTGCGCGCTCGCGTGTGGGCCGAGGTGACGGCGGTTGGCAAGCGTGTGTACATGAGCCGCGATCAGGCGATCAGGCGCTTTGGCAAGAAAATTGGCAAGGCCCTGCCGCTGCGGCGTGATGATCGCGGTGAAAAGTCCACCAGCCCGGCCTCTCAGCCATCAGACGAGGACAAATGTCAGGTCTTTGAGATCTGGTCCAAAGCTGATGAAACTGTGTACTGGGTGGCTGAAGGCTATGACTATCTTTGTGACCGCAAGGACGACCCGCTGAAGCTGACGAACTTTTTCCCGTGCCCCAAGCCGCTGTACGCCAACGCCACCAACAACACCTTGGTCCCAGTGCCTGATTACATTCAGTATCAGGATCAGGCGGTGCAGATTGACGAACTCAGCCAGCGTATTGCCATGCTTACCAAGGCATGCAAGATGGCCGGTGTCTACAATGCCGCCGCCAAGGATATTCAGCGGCTGTTCAACGAGTCGGTTGAGAACGAACTGATCCCGGTTGATGATTGGGCTGCCTTTGCCGGGGAAAAGGGTGGTGTTGAAGGCAATATGAGCTTGCTGCCGGTCAAGGAAATCATTGGCATCATCAACGAGCTGATGCAGTGCAAGCAGCAGCAGATTGAGGAAATGGATCGGCTGACTGGTATCAACGACATTATGCGCGGCACCTCCGATGCGCGTGAGACGCTGGGCGGCGTGCGGCTGAAATCTAACAACACTGGCACTCGTTTGCAGCAGCGGCAGAACGAAGTGGCGCGGCTGGCTCGCGACACGTTGTGCATTATGGCGGACATCATGTGCCAGCACTTCACGACACAGTCGCTGATCGATGTCTCAGGTGCCTTGTACGCCGAGGGCCTTGGGCCAGACGACATGCCGCCCATGAGCGCGCCGCAGCCTCAGCAGCAAGCGCTGCCGTCGCCGCAGCCGCAAATGCAGCTGCCTAAGCCGATGCAGCCGTCACCTATGCCGGCCGCCCCGCCCGCTATGGGCGGTATGCCAGGGATGGCCAGATAATGCCCCCAATGGTGCCCCCAGGCGGGCCGATGGCCCCTAACGTAGTGCCTTTCAGGCCACCCGGTCCTATGCCCCCGCCGCAAATGCCCCCAGGCGCCCCTCAGGGGCTCACTGGTGAGGTTTTGCCGCCGGTTGACCCTCAGCAAGCTGAAAAAATCAAGGCCATCACGCGCATTGCGGGGGGCATTGACTTGCTGCGCAATGAAAGGTTGCGTGGCTTTCGCGTGGACATTGAGGTGGATTCCACGGTTTACGGCGATGTGGCTCAGGACAAACAGGAGCGCAATGAATTTGTGGTTGCTACCACGTCATTTCTTGAGAAAGCCATGACTTTGGGCGCTATGATGCCCGAAGCTATCCCGCTTTTGGGCAGGCTGCTCAAATTTGGTGTGCGTGGGCACAAGATTGGCCGTGATCTTGAGGCTGCCATTGAGGAATTCTCTGAAGAGGCGGCAGTTAAGGCCAAGGAACGTCTGCAACAGCAGGCGATGCAGCCGAATCCTGAGCAAATGAAGGCTCAGGTCGAGAAAATGAAGGCCGAGTCGCAGGTTGCTAAGGATCAGGCATCAATCCAGGCTCTACAAGTCAAGACCCAGGCTGATGCTCAAAAGAATACTGTTGATCTTCAAACTGCACAGATGGATCAGCAGACGGCTGCGCAGCAGTCAGCGGCCGAGATTGAGCGTCAGCGTGTTGAGAATGAGGGTGAGCGCGCCAACTCCGCCATTGACGCTCAGATCAAGCACGCCGAGTTGCTGGTCAAGCTTGAGGAGCTGAAGCTTGAGCGTGAGCGCATGGGGCTTGAGCGTGAGCAGATGCACAGTGACGCTCAGATCTACCGTGACGAGCATGCAACCGCCCGGCAGGTGGCCGAAACTGAGGCTGATGCGGCTGAAACGGTGGCCGAGCACGAGGTAACAGCATCGAAGCATGAGGCTAATGCTGCCAAGACCGTGGCAAAACACGATGTGACCATTGCGGGGCACGAGGCTGAGGCCGCCAAGGCCGTGGCCAAGCACGAAACCACTACGGCTAAGCACGAGGCTACAGCTGCGGGGCACAAAGCCACGGCAGCGGCCGCAACCGCCAAAAAGGCAGCCCAGAAACCCAAACCAAAGAGTTGATTATGGCATTTCAATACTCAGTCGCTGTCCGAAATGGTGCCCTTGATGCCAGGGAGACCATAATTGGCGTTTCCGCTGTTTTGAAGATTTTTAGCGGGGCAGAACCTGTAAATTGTGCTGCGGCTGACCCCGCAGGGTTGCTTTGTACAATTACTTTGCCATCAGATTGGATGGCGGCGGCATCTGGGGGTACCAAGGCCAAAACTGGCACGTGGTCAGGTACTGCTAGTGCTGCTGGCACTGCTGCTTCGTGGCGTATTTACGCATTAGATGGAACAACGTGCGGGATGCAGGGAAATACTACAGATATGACCTTTGACAACACCAACATCACGATTGGACAAACCGTAACTGTGAATACTTTCACCCTAACAGCCGGAAACGCATAAATGTCGCTTCAAACATGGCAGGAAACCCTTGTTGTCGGCACCACTGACGGGCCGACGCTGACCGCCGCCGCGCGCGCATCCTGCATCCCAACGGCTTCCAGGATCGTCCTGCCCAACAGCTATTTCTACATTGGCAAGACTCTCAAGGTGCTGATGCATGGCCGCATCTCCTGCGCGGTGACGACGCCGGGTACGGCCCGGTTCGATATCTGCCTGGGAGCGGCCGGCACAACCATTGTCTTCGATACACTGGCACTCAATCTGAACATCGTCGCGAAGACAACGGTGCCGTGGTATTTCGAGGCCAAGCTGGTCTGTCGCGCGGTGGGCACCGGTACGTCTACAAACTTCTTTGGGTACGGCCAGTTTCAATCGGAGGCAATCGTCGGCTCTGCTGTCCCCACCGCTGGGGGTAACGGCTCGCTGATGGTACCGGTTGGAACCCCGGCCGTCGGCGCCGGATTCGACAACACTGCCGCTTCTGCGTTGGATGTATTCTTTACCCAGACGGTGGCGACCGGCAGCTTGACGGTCCATAACTTCCAAGTTGATGCGTTGAATTGAGATGCCGATCGGTAGCGGCGCCAAAGGTAGACCCGGCATTCTTGCCATCCCTGGGCGGGTTAAGGCTTTTGGCGATGATGGGCAGCTGTTCCAACACAGCTTCGGCAAGCGGCGGTTTCGTTCACCGCCATTCAGCCAATCGTCGGTATTCATCGCCGGAGTGACGCGAGATAGCGCTGGCGCTGCGCTCGGAGGTGTCACAGTGCAACTGTTTCGGACCTGGGATGATATCTATATTGGCGAGACGGTCTCTGATGGCTCTGGCAATTACAGCATCCGTGCGTCCGGAAGCGGGACGTTCTATATCGTGGCCTACAAGGCGGGCGCCCCCGACGTGGCCGGCACTACCGTTAATACATTGACACCCGCATAATGCCAGATATTTTTCTCTATCAAGTTCCCAGTGATGCAAATTCTACTGATGTAAGGTTACGCGATCCAACACAGATCATTGGTGGTGGGATAACTGCCAATCTGAGCATTGCTGAAGCTGACGATACTTTAGGTTCTGCCGGTCAGGTTTTTGTTGCAACATCGGTAATTATTGCTGAAGCTGGCGATGCAGTAAGTTCAAGTGGTCAAGTTTTAATTGCATCGACAGTATCTATTACTGAAGCTAACGATACAATTTCTGCTCTGAATGCAGTCACAGTTATTGCGCAAGCCGCATTGAATGAGTCGGCAGATTCAATTGTAGCAGCGGCATTGGTAACGGTAGGAGCTGCTCTTTCATCGGTTGATGCAAATGATTCTTTGAGTGCTGCTTCGGTTGCTGTGATTACAGCTAATGCTGGGTTTGCTGAAGCAGCTGATGCTCTTTCTGCTAATGTTGGAGTTGGCCCCAGTCAGGTAACACTAAATGCATCGATAACCGAAGCTTCTGACATTGCCTCCACTCAGGCCGCAGTCAATGTCCGATCTAATCTGTCAATTACTGAACAGGCAGAGAGTGCAGTTTCATCAGGCGGTGTTGTTATAGGTTCTTCATTAAGTGTCACTGAGATTGCAGACGGGTTGGCTGCGTCCAGTTCCTTAGCCATTCTATGCAATGCTTCTTTGACAGAGAACAATGAGGCATTAACTGCTGTTGGATCTATCTTAATTCAAGGTGTGGCCGGACTGTCAGAAGCTGGTGACAGTTTATTTGCAGGAATTGGTGGCTCAACAACAGCGGACTTTTTTGGGATTGAATTTGATGATGTTCTTGTGGCATCTATCAAAGAATCGACTGACGACTGGACCAGCAGGTACGGACCTTCAGTCATGATTGGTGGTGCCATGATCCGTAGAAACGACAACCCACCACTGAATAGGACGAGGCATTTTGGATGACAATGATCTACCGTCCAAATCACCCGCAGTGTAACGAGAACGGCATGATCGACCGTTCCCTGGATTTTGCCCCCGCAAGGGGCGCGGCGCCCAATGTTATCAGCGATATCATGCCTGAAACCCGCCACATGGCCAGTGGGCGGCATCACACGTCAAAATCTGAGTTTCGAAAGGACACCAAGGCGGCCGGCTGCGTTGAATACGGCAACGATTCGTCATTGACGCGCCCCCGCAAGCCCGTGCCGCTGGATCGTGGGAAAAGACGCGACGACATCAGGCGTGCTTTCTACGAAGTGCGCAACGGGATCAGACATGGCTGATACAGCCGAGATTGCCAGGATGGTGCACGCGCTTTTGGGCGCCGATCAGCCTGCCATGACCGGCAATGCCTATGTAGGCAAGAATTTTCCTTCACCGGCACAGACGATGTCACCCTTGGCTCAGCCGGCCCCCACGGGGCAGATGCTGCCCCCATGGCAAAGGACCAGAATGCCTGGGGTAGGTGTCCCCCCAGCTGGTTTGCAGGAGCCGGGGAACATCAACTTGAACAATCGTCCTGTGGTCAGGAACCCTGACGGCACTATCAGCACTGTGAGATCAATGGGGGCTGGTATTGATGGTCGAGAAATTCTGATCCCTACAGTGAGTGATGAAGGTACTATTTTGTCACCACAGGAAGCTATCGCTCGCTATCGTGCAACAGGCAAACACCTTGGGGCATTTGATACGCCAGAAAACGCTTCATCCTACGCCCAGAAGTTGCACGAACAACAATCTCGTCAGTACAAGCGTTGAGTATTGAGGGACCGCACCCGCCGTCCCCTGTAAAAGGAGAGCGTTATGTTGCTTAGAAGTCTTCGTTCCTCAATGACCCCGCTCTACGCCCCTGAGACCGAAACCGGTGCCGAAGGCGCTGAAGGCGCGGAGCCCAGGATCCCGCTGAATGAGTTGCCGGCCGATGGGCCGGGCAGTGGGCGCAGCAAACTGCGCAAGGACCTGGAGAAGAATTTTGAGACCGACCGCACCGCGCGAGCCAGGGAAGACGTCTCTGAGAAACAGGTCCGCAAGACCAAGGTTGCCGTCAATCATCAGGAGGTTGAAGAGGAGCCCGAAGTTGAGGGAGAAGTTGAAGAGGCGGCGGCCGAAGGCGCTGAGGGAGCTGGAGAAGAGGGCGTCCAGGCTGAGACGGCTTGGGCAGCTCCTGAGGGTTGGTCCAAGGAAGCCAAGGCTGAAGCAGCCAAGGTGCCGCCGGCAGTGCAGGCCGCCATTACCAAGCGTGAGACCGATATGGCTAAGGGCGTTGCTGAGATCAAGCAACGCTATGCTGACATGGATCAGGCCATTCAGCCGCGCGTGGATCTGATCCGCAAGCACGGACACACCCCGGCCCAGGCCGTCAATCAGCTCTTCACGTGGTTTGAGGCGCTCGCCAACAGGCCCGATCAGGCGTTTCCGGCTCTGATGCAGTCATTCAGGTGGGACCCCCGTGCGCTCCTGGCCCACGTGCAGCCGGCTGCCAAGGAGCCGGGAGCTGAGGGTGAGCAGCAGCCAGCCGGTGATGTGCCGCCTGCGGTGCAGGACTACATCAACAAGATGGAACTGCGCCAGCAACAGCTGGAACAGGCGGTCACGCAGAAGTTTGGTCATCTTGAGAACACCTTTGCCGAGCAGAGCTTTGCCAAGACCAATGATGTGCTCAGGAACTGGTCAAAGGACAAGCCTCACTTTGAGGACGTCCGCATGGCAATGGCGCACTTCATTGGGTCGGGCTTGGTGCCACCGCTCGAGAACGGCTCGGCCGACCTTGACAAAGCCTATGACATGGCGCTTTATGCGATGCCTGATGTGCGCTCGAAGGTTCTTGCCGAACAGAGTGCCAAGGCCACTGCTGATCGCAAGGCCAAGGCCGAAGCCGAGAAAAAGGCTCAGCAGGCCGCAGCCGACAAAGCGCGGAAGACCGGCCTTAGCATAACGGGTGGCGCCCCAGGCGCTGCGGTAGCTTCACAAGGCAAGAAGCCCAAGAGCAAGTCGGTGCGTGAGAGCATTGAAGAGGCTCGTCGGGAACTAGCTGAATGAGGACATTCCTCATTACGGATATTGAGGCTGACCTTGCTACTTGTGTCACCCTCTCAGATTTAGAGTGCGATCAAAATGCCTCACCAGAGGCTCTTTGGGACCTGTTTGAGCATCGGCTGCTAAATGCATCCAGGATGCTCTTTGAGCACTCAAGGAACAACCCCGTAGCGGACACGGGGGCCGTACAAGGCACAAGCGACCGCGTCTAGCGTAGCATTCACACCGGGCAGGCGTCATTAGCTCTGGCACACAGGCCATAGAGCGAACCACGCTGTAGGGGTGCGGCTGCATCACATCAACCGGTTAGGGAAACATAAGGAGAACCCCAAATGGCGTTCCCCAACCTATCAGAAATTGTCACCACGACTCTTCGTAATCGCACGGGGGAACTGGCTGACAACATGTCGCGTAACAATGCCGCACTGTTGCGGCTGACGCGGCGTGGCAACCTCAAGACCTTTGGCGGTGGCCGTACCATCGTGCAGGAGCTGAACTACGCCAACAATGAGACCTTCCAGTGGTATTCGGGCTATCAGACCCTGAATATTGCTCCGTCGCAGGTCTTCAGTGCGGCTGAGTACCCGATCCGTCAGGCGGCGGTTGCCGTCAGCATCAGCGGGTTGGAGGAGTTGCAGAACTCAGGTGAAGAGGCGATCATTGACCTGCTTGAGAGCCGGATCATGAACGCTGAAGACACCTTCATGAACGGCCTGAGCCAAGGTATCTATGGCGACGGCACGGTCAGCAACTCCGTGGGTGGCCTTCAGCTACTTGTGGCCGCTTCGCCGGGCACCGGAACCGTGGGTGGCATTGATCGCCTCTCCTGGCAGTTCTGGCGCAACCAATCGTGGTCGGCAGCGACCAACGGTGGTGTTGTGCTCAGTGCTTCCAGCATCCTGAGCCAGATGGACGCCCTCTGGGTCCAGCTGGTGCGCGGTCGTGACTACCCCGACCTGATCATCATGGATAACGTGATGTACAGGTACTACCTGAGCGCGTTGCAGGCCATTCAGCGTATCGGTACTGACAATGGCGCCCCCGATATGGCTGAGTACGGGTTCCAAAGCTTGAAGTACCTGAATTCCGACGTCGTGCTTGACGGCGGCTTCCAGGGCTTCAGCACCGACCCGCTGCCGCCACAGCTGAGCAGCTCGTCCAGCGCGGTTGGCGGTGCGCCGTCGACCACTGGGTACTTCCTCAATACCAAGTACCTGCACTGGCGTCCGCACAGCCGCCGCAACATGGTTCCCCTCGACCCCGATCGCTTCAGCGTCAATCAGGACGCCATGGTGCGCCTTGTGGGTTGGGCCGGTAACATGACGCTCAGCAATGCGTTTCTCCAGGGTGTCTTGACCGCCTAATCAGGCGTTCACACACAGAAAGGAGATAGGCAATGCCTACTAAAGAAGACCTTATGGGTTTTGGCATGTCGCCGTTTGCGGCGTCTGACCTGGGTAAT